AAGGCCGACACCGGCTGCAAAATATTCTCCTCCATGATTTGTTTCCCAACGACCTTTTGCTTTTGAGTCTTCTCTAAGTGTAACATCTCCAAAAATTTGTTTATACTCTTTCGAGTTCATTAAGTTTCTTACTTTGCTACCGAACCTTGAAGCAAGTTCAGCGTTGTGTGATACCTGCATAATTTTCATTTTAGGATTCCTACCAATCATCCAAGCAGGGAATAGGTAAGATGCAAATTCTGATTTTGTATGTCTAGGTGGCATATTGATGATGAGCCTCTTTTCATCACCGAATGCAATATCTTGGAATGCAGAGGCTATAATCTGATGATGCCCGTAATTGTCAGGATCATTTGTCTTTCTGTAGATAAAATCTTGCCATACAGCCGTTGCAAAAATTAAAAAATTATCCTGGCATAACTTGATCCACTCCAACTGCTTCTTAAAAATCAAGTCTTTTAATTCTTCTTCTGATAGATGTTCTATGTTCATACCGTTTGGGACCCTAGTATATTTGTATATCTTGCTTTGTAAACCTCTTTGTCTAAATTTGACCCACGCCTAAACGCGAATTGCCCTGGCAAAAAACGTAAATTTGTTCGATCTAAATTATGAGCCTTGCTATGTGATAGATACACCAATGGCGCGATCGCGCCATTGGTTTGTTTATTATTACTCGGTAGGTGTTAATGTTTGTACAAGTGTAGAAAACTTTTTGAGTATGTTATTTTTGAACTCGTCAACAACAGGATTGCCAACATTTTCTAGTATGTGCTTTTCACACTCGCCCATTAACAATTGAAACATGATTTCATAATTGAGTTGTTTCTTAACTCCATTATCAATAACCATGTCTTGTAATTGAGTTGGCGATTTCTCGCCAACTCTCTCTGCTAAAACTTGTGCAATATTAATTAAACTATTATTGGGCATTGTTATCCCCTATTGCTTTGTATTCACTATATTCAATATCAGTAGTGAACTTATTATATAAATCATTATGAGCAATTTTGAAATTTGCTGTTTCAAATTTCTTTCGCTTACGATTTATTTTTTGTAATCCAAAACTATTTCCATGTTCATCTTGAACAATGATTAAGTTTTGATTTGTTCTATCAAAGCAATCAACAATGTTTTGTTTCATTGTATCTAACTCTTTAGATAGTCTATTTGCTTTTAGCTTTAATTGAGCATAAGCAAGAACTACTTTCTTTTCTTCTTGCTTTAGCTTTTTTATTGCATTTGGCATTTTTACCTCTTTGTTAAGTTATGTATTCTTATGAATACTTGCTTGTCTTATCAAATCCCATATTAATTGCAATAGTTAATTTAACTTTTTTTTATCTTTTTTATTATGTCCAATATCAGTAATAATAACATTTGGTTCAACTTCTAGTTGTACGTTTTCCCCCATTAATCTTTCCAGATTTTTCACCAACACCTGCAACTCTTGTGTAGTTTTATCCATTGCCTTTTGTCCTGCCTTGCGAGAGCGAGGCGAGGCGACAGATGTCGCCTCGCTTTTAATTTTAAATTTAGTCATTACCAACTGCACCAAGATTCAACGACCTTTTTATCGTTGATTGCTTGTTGACAAAACTTTAAGAACTTGATGTCCTGCTCTTTGTACTCCTTGACGCTTTCCTCTTGAAACTGCTGTCCCCAGAAAAAACCATCTTCGGCAACGTAATCCTTATAGCCCTCTTGAATTTGTTCGGCTAACTCTTTCGCTACCTTTTCAGTTATATAAACAGGCGAATCTTGATCTGCATTAAAACCGAGATGAGCAAGATGTCCTTCGTGCTTGTGCGTTGTGTTTTGTTCGTCCCATTTCGCTGACATGAACTGCTGAAGTCGAGCATGTTTTCGCCACACGAAAACTTTTTCGTGTTCGTCTTTACTTTCAACTTCGTTGTCCGAGTAGTATTTATCCCAATCTACTTTATGACCACGAAGATGTGCGTGTTGATCTAAACCCATAATTAACTCCTTTGTTAGTTTTTAAGTTTGATTTGTTCTCTTATCAAATCCCACCGACCAACGCAACAATTATATTTTAGAATTATTCTAAACTAGAAAGGTAACCCACTTGGCTTACCACAGCAGAACTTCCAGCGCCCAGATCCTGAACTCTCTGTTCACGCTGCACGGGCTAGTTCCACTCTAAACGAGAACCGAGACATCACAATATACCAACGAGCGAGAGAATCATCAGCCCAGTCACCAGCACTGTGAAGGACGGGAAAAGTAAAAGTAATACTATGTACAACGAGACTAACCACACGAGCTTCTCCTGAGCTGCTGGATCCAGTCACCAGCAGCTCCTGGTGCATGCCATGCCGATTGTAAACGAGGCGAGGCCATTATTCTTCCTTAACGAGCGACTCTGCCCAAGTATTACCTGCTGCAATAGACGGTGTCCCGGGCCCGCCAGTCAGACTATATACTTTACCAGGTTCTGGTTTGTCTTCTTTGACGGCATCTGCAGCGGACCATCCTTCAGGTGGTGCGTTTTCTTTGTTTAGTTTCTTGATTAATTTTCCGAGCTTCATCGAGATCCTCCTTTGTTAGTTAATTATGGTGCACATCGGATGCCTCCGTAGGCCCCCGACATATAGTCCTTCTCCGATGCGCATACCTTACATAAGACCTGATGGGAGATTTGTCAAGACCTTTCTTTCGAGCTTTTACCAGCAGGTGAATCCTGATGGGAACATCGGCTTCCAGCTGCGTGTGCCAGTCCCATCCTAAAACGAGAACGAGAACTTTCTAGCTGACAACGAGAACGAGGAACTGGTGGAACAAGACACTTGCGCGGGTATACCATAACAGTCTCACCAGCTCCCTGACCTTATATAAGATATCATGGGATAAATGTCAATAGCAAAACGAGACCAGCTGCAGGTGATGCCGTCACCTGCCCCCGCTAACTAACAAAGAGGGAAAAGAAAACGAGGGCGGGAAACGACACCGAGCTTCACCTGTGCCTGGATCCTGAGCTCACCAGCTGCAGGATGGGCCCAGTCGTTGTCCTGTAAACGAGAACGAGCGAAGTTTGTAACGAGAACGAGATCACGCTGCAGCTTCCTTCGTCCCCAGCTCCTGGAGGATGGCCTGCTGGACCGTTGGCCATTGTAACGGGAACGAGAACGAGGCAAACGAGACCAGGGAACGAGGATCAGTGAACGCGGACACCGGTCTGTACAGTTTAAGCGTCTTCTTCGAGAGGGTCTCATCCAAGATAATTACCTTACCGCCTGCCTTAATATATTTATTGATCCAAACGATTTGCCACTTATTTAATTTAGGATAATTAGCTTCATTGGATTTAAGTTCAATCCAAAATACTTCATTCATCAGAACAGCATGTACATCAGGAATTCCGTTAATTGTACTAGATTCTATGCGAGTTAAATGACAATCGGTTAAGTTGTTTTTAACCTTTTGCCATAGTCTAGATTCTTGTGCTTTTACTGTCATCAATCAACTTAATTTTTTAATATCCTTAACTACTGATGTTGGTATTATAGTAGTATTACCTATACTTTCAATGTCAACACCATTATCTGCAAATGAGTAATCACCAAACAATCTCACAACACCTTTTGATTGGCTTAACAGATGTCCTTTAGTGATACATGTAGCTAACTTTGATTTTTTGAGAGCATCAAATGAAGTCCATGAGCTATCAGATACGATATCATACCACTCTACAGATACCATTGGATATCTATCAATCTCTACTTTTACTTTTTTTGGTATAGCTATTTTTTTTCTCATTTATCTTTACCTGTACAGTACCAACTGAAGTGAACATTGTAGAATTGTGCACTTGATTGAAGACTTTGATCCACTCAGACCAACTAGCCTTTTTTAATAAGTGCTGCGTCTTCAGACTCAACTTCGATGGTTTTTGCATTGTGTCCATCGATTTTTTCTGAAAGTTCTTTGAGTTTGATCTCAAGCTCCTCACGTGACATTCCCTCCAGTCCTGTTACTCTTACTTCTTTTCTATCTATGAAAGCACCTGCTAATTGTCCTGATCTATATTCTGCGTTTATTGCTGCAGCAAACTGATCTTTCTTCTCAGCTTTGTCGGCTA